ATTTTCAAGGCGTTCGACTTTACCGTCTGTATGGGCGCGCTGGATTTGGATGCAGGCGAGAGGTCGCATTGGGATGGCGTGCGTCTCGTAAAAACTGGTGAACCGCACCCCGAATCCGGCTTCATCTTTCACCCGGACTTTCTGAAGCACAACAGCCAGCGCTTCCTGAAGTTCAACGCCGGAACGCGCTACCCGCTCGCATCGGCAACCCGCGTGCTGAAGTACCAGCAGCGCGGCTACACCATCGGTAAGGGCGACATGATGAAAATTGCGCTCGCCGTTCGCGGCGTTCGCATCGACTCGTGGGAAGACCTGAAAGACCAGATCGGCGGCGCTTACGGAGACAAGGTTGTGCTCGGCAACGAGGACACGCCGTTCACGCTGGAAGCGGCGATCGAGGCTTTGACCGTTGAGGACGCAGAAAGCGAACCTTGGGTGCAGCCGGCCAACGACAACATGCCGGGCAATGCCGAAGACTTGTTGCGGCACATCGCCAACCTGAACGGCGAGCCATACGTCGCGCCGGAGTTGGACGAGGACGGCTGGCCGCTCGCCGCCTAGCCACACGCGCCACCCTGCCGGCTCACCACCGGCAGGCCCACCACCACTAGAGGAGACAACCTATGCGCCTATCATTGCCCCGCCAAGACCTGACGCGGCTGCTGACCGCAGTCACCAAGGTCGTCGAAACTCGCAACAACATTCCAATCCTCGGCAATGTGCTGCTGTCCGTCGAGGACGGACAGTTCAGCGCCCGCGCGACTGACCTGGATATCGAGGTAGCCACCAGCATTCCGGTGCTCGACGCCACCAACGGCAGCACGACGGTCAACGCGAAACTGCTGGCTGACATTGCCAAAAAGGCCGGCGGCGACGTTTCGCTGGATCTGGACGGCGACACGCTGACGGTCAAGTCCGGACGCTCCCGCTTCCGGCTGGCAACGCTGCCCGTCGATGACTTTCCATCCTTCGCGGCTGGTGGATTCGACGTCGAGTTTGACGTGGACCTGGCCAGCCTGGTCGCGCCGACGCAGTTTGCGATTTCGACGGAAGAGACGCGCTATTATCTCAATGGCGTCTATTTCCATACCGCAGAAGGCCGGCTTGCTGCCGTTGCGACGGACGGCCATCGGCTGTCACGCCACTACGGCGACCCGCGCGACCATTTTGAAGGCGTCATCCTGCCGCGCAAGCTGGTATCGATCCTGCCGAAAGGCAACGTCCGCGTTTCTTTGTCGAACACAAAGGTCCGTATACATACCTCGAACGGCGCGGATGGCGACACCACCATAACCAGCAAACTGATCGACGGGACCTTCCCCGACTATCAGCGCGTTATCCCGACCAGCAACGGCAAGATCGTGCTGGCTGACCGCAAGGCGCTGGCCACGGCAGTCGAGCGCGTGTCGACCGTCGCCACCGAACGCGGGCGGGCCGTCAAGCTGGAGATTGCGCCCGGCCAGATTGCCTTGTCGGTGCGCGGCGACGCGGAAGCCACCGACAGCATCGAGACCGACTACAGCGGCGAGCCGATCGAGATCGGTTTCAATGCGGCGTACCTGACCGAACTGCTGGCGAACCTGTCCGGCGACACGGTGCGCATTGCGCTGAATGACGCGGGCAGCCCGACGATCTTTACCGGCGGTGACGACGACGTGCTGGTCGTGCTGATGCCGATGCGTGTCTGACCATGAGCGCGGCAACGAAGAATGGCGGGCCGTGGCAGCCCGCCAACGAAGCGGAATTGGACTGGTTCAAGAAAACGCTGTGCGCCCACTGCCTCGACCGAAATGGCGAAGGTGATTGGGAAGATGAGTTCGGACAGGACGTCCCGGGCGAGTGTGTTCTGCACTACTACGCTTTTACGTCAACGCACCACTGGTCTGTAGCGGACGGCAAGCCTGACTGTTCGGAGTTCCGCGAAGACCCCGAAAATCCGGCGCGCTGCACGGAAACGATGGAGATGTTCGAATGAAAAGCAAACTGGAGCGCATCCGGGAACTGCGCGCAACCGGTCTTTCGTTGTTCGAAGCGAAGCGCATCGTTGAGAAGCAGGACTTGGATATTGAAATCCGGGATGCCAAGACCATCGACGATATCCGGGCCATCCTTTGGACGCTGGCGGCTCGGTAATGGCCCCCATACCTCGCCCAAGAGCATCCACCGTCGCCGCAATATACAAGGCTTACGAGGATGCGAATGAGCACTATGACAGCCTCGGCATAAGCGTCGGGCTGGCAGCCACGGAGTGCGACCGGAGTCTATGGTACACCTTCAGATGGGCATCCAATCAGAAGCCCATTCCGGGGCGCAACCTGTCCATCTTCCGCACCGGCGATGTGTGGGAGGAACGCCTTGTTGCGGACTTGGAACGCATCGGCGTCGAGGTTTATGGCCAGCAAGACCGCATCCGGCTTGTGGGCGGCCATGTCCGCGGAAAATGCGACGGCAAGGGCATCGGGTTGCCGGAGGCCCCGAAGACGGAACATCTGTTTGAGTTCAAGTCCAGCAACGACAAGGGCTTCAAGGAGATCGTCAAGAAGGGCTGCAAGGTCGGCCGCCCGCTGCATTTCGGGCAGGTGCAGCTCGGTATGCACGCGTTTGGTCTGACCCGCGCGGGCTACCTGGTCGTGAATAAGAACGACGACGAGCGGTACTTTGAACGGATCGAGTACGACGTTGACTGGACGCTGAGGCTGCTTGCGCGGCTGGAGCGCATCATCAACATGCCCGAGCCGCCGTCTCGCATTTCGGAAAACCCGGAGTTCTTCGGCTGCCGCTTTTGCGATCACCGCGACATCTGCCACGAAGGCGGTTGGTCGCGCGTGTCGTGCCGTTCGTGCCTGCACAGCACGCCGGAAATGCACGGAGACGCGCATTGGTCCTGCGCCCGTTGGGCTAAGCCGTTGAGCGTCGATGAGCAGAAAGCCGCCTGTCCTGCGCATCTCACGATACCGGCGCTTGTGCCCGGAGAGTTGGTGGATTCGGACGAGAGCGCCGAGACAGTCACGTATTTACTGCGCAGCGGCAAGACGTGGGTGGATGGGGCAGCGAATGATAATCGGGAAGGGGAGGATGTGGCGTGATGCATACAGAAGTAAAGCCGAAGGATTTTGCAGGACTCCGCTTTGGGAAGTTGGTTGCAGTCGAATACATCAAGGGTAAGCCGCCGAAGTATAAAGCGGAATGGCGCTGTGTTTGCGATTGCGGTGGCGAGAAGACGACGCGTGCGGAGAACCTTAGGAGGGGTAAGTCCACGCATTGCGGCTGCGAGGCCCACGCGATTCGTGTCGCTCAGGTCACAAAGCACGGGCACTCAAGATCTTCTCAGCGAGGTCGCCCCTCTCCGACCTATCAGTCATGGCACGGCATGCGGCAACGATGCACCAACCCCAATAATGACCAGTACATGGATTATGGGGGAAGAGGAGTTGAGTGTTGTGAAAGGTGGGCGAAGTTCATCAACTTCCTGGAAGATATGGGCGAGCGCCCTGATGGGACGACACTCGATAGAATAGATGTAAACGGTCATTACGAACCAGGGAATTGTCGGTGGGCAACCCAAGAAGAGCAGGCCATCAACAAGCGTCCGCGCATGAAGCACGCCCACGTTTTGTTGCTTGTTTCCGCCGCAAGGCAACTCGTCGCTGCGAACGATAACGAGATAGATAACGCCGTTGAGGCGGTGCGAGACGTCTTGTTTCAAATGGATGAGAGGGCCGCATAGTGCTACAGCTTCGCGATTACCAACGTGCCAGCATCGACGCATTGTATGAGTATTGGGCGCGTCCCGATAGCGGCAACGCTTTGATCGTGCTGCCCACCGGAGCTGGCAAGGCGCTGGTGATTGCGAAGATCATCGAGGAACTGCTTGCGCAGTACCCCGACATGCGCATCGTCAACGTCACGCATTCGGCGTCGCTGGTGGAGCAGAACTTCAAGGAATTCATCGGGCTTTCACCGTTTGCGCCGGCGGGAATTTATTCAGCGTCGCTTGGGCGACGCGATAGCCAAGCGCAGGTGCTGTTTTGCGGCATCCAGTCCGTCTTCAAGCGCACCGAAGAAATCGGCGCTGTCGATCTGGTGATTGTCGACGAGGCGCACGCCATCAGCCGAAACGCCAACACGCAATACGGCAAGTTCTTTGCGGGCATCAAGAAAGCCAATCCAGACAGTCGCGTCATGGGCACGACGGCGACCGACTACCGCATGGACTCGGGTCGGCTCACCGACGATCTGGACACCGATGGCGAGGTTGATGAGAACGGCCAACCTGTCCGGCGGAAACTGTTCGATGACGTTGTCTACGAAGTCGGTATCGGCGAGCTTATCGAGCAGGGCTATCTCACTCGCCTGACGAGCACGAAGACGACTTCCAAGATCGATCTGAAAGGCGTTGGCACAAGGGGAGGCGAGTACATCCCCGGCCAGCTTTCGGCGGCTGCGGAACGCATCATCGAGGAAGCGATTGCCGAGGACATGGTGCTGTCCGAAGGCCGGCGAGCGGGCCTGTTTTTCAGTACCAGCAAGGAGAACGCGCGCCATATCGCCGAAGCCATCCGCCGGCACGGCAGGACGTGCGCCGTCCTGACCAGCGACAACGCGCACCAGACCAAGGAGATTTTTGAAGGCTTCAGGGCGGGCAAGTATTGGGCGATCAGCTCGGTCAGCATGATCACGACGGGCACGAATTTCCCATTCGTGGATTTCATCAGCTTGATCTTGTCCACGAAGTCGCCCGGCAAACTGGTGCAGATTCTCGGCCGCGGCACGCGCAACTCGCCGGGCAAGGAAGATTGCCTCGTCGCCGACCACGGGAAGAACCTGGCCTATCATGGGCCTATCGACCAAATCCGCCCGAAGCCGCCCGGCAGCGGTGATGGAGAGGCGCCGCGCAAATTATGCCCGCAGGACAAGACGGATGAAAACGGGCAGACGGGCTGCGGCGAACTGATCCCGATCAGCCTGATGACCTGCCACTGCTGCGGTTATGTTTTCCCGCCGAACGAGGAAGAAAAGATCACTGCCAAGGCGGACATGACGCCCGTGTTATCGACGGAGCGTCCATGGTTCCCGGTGAAAAATCGTCGGTTCTTTTATCACGAGGGGAAGTCTGGGAAGCTCGACAGTGTGAAGGTTTCATACACGGTCGGCCTGAAAACCGTGAACGAATGGATGGGGCCGGCGCATCAGGGCTTCTTCAAAAGCAAAAGCGACAGGTACTGGATCACCCACGGCGGCGGCAGGCCCGCGCCTAAGTCAGTCATGGAATGGCTAGAGCGCCAGTCGGAATTGCGCTCCACCGCCGAAATCCAGCTGGATTATAGCAAGTCGGCCAAATACCCCGACGTGAAAGCGCATCGCGTTGCAGACGCGCCGGCGGCCAGCAACGATAACGTGCCCGCGCCCGATAACGATAACTACGCCGAACTGCTGGACGACGCGATTCCGTACTAGTGCAGACTAGCGGTGCCGCGTTGCGCGCGGCGCAACTGGTCACACCACCGGGCTACCAACCCGGATAACCACGAAGAGGAGATGAAGCATGACGAACAACGAGAGAATGAAGGCGCTTCGCCGCATGTGCGGCTACGTCGAGAACGGCAGCGATACCAGCGTCCATATCCATCAGGACGACGCGACGCGCAGTTGGATAGTTCGTGTCGGCAACAGGTGGTGGCACGGCACGTCAATGCTTGCCGCAATTGACGCTGCTGCCGCTGATTTCCCTGTTGAGGAGGCCACCCATGTCTAATGCCAACTATCTCGCCTACGACGTCACCGTCCTCGAACGCGAGTTCGCGGACCTTCTGGCCGCGTTCCCGGAACTCGCCGAGGACGAGGAACTGCGCGCCGACACGATCGAAGGCGAAACCGACGCACACCGCGTGCTTGCCCGCATTGTTGCTGTCGAGCGGGACGCCGACTCTATGAGCAAGGCCATTGCGGAGCGCCAGCGCGATCTAGCGGCCCGTAAGGCACGCCACGAGCGCAGGAAAGAAGCCATGCGGGCTCTGCTGTTCCGGCTGCTTAAGGCCGCTGGGCTGCCCAAGGTGGCGCTGCCGGAGGCAACCGTGTCGATTACGAAGAAGGCGGCCGGCGTGGAGATCATCGACGAGGCGCTGCTGCCAGACAATGTGGTTCGGCTGGTGAGGACGCCGGATAAGGCCGCGATCAAAGAGGCGCTTGCGGCGGGAGATGTGCCGGGCGCGCGTATGGGCGAGCCTGGGGAGACTTTGACCGTCCGCGCAGCCTAGTTGTGCCCCGCACAACATGGCGGCACCCACGACACCACACGGCTACCAACCGTGCACCACAATGAGGAGATGATATGGAACCGCTACCGAGCGGCCCGTTCGGCTGCATCCTTGCCGATCCGCCGTGGTCGTTTAGAACCTACGCCAACGACAACGTCGCGCCAGCGCGTGGAGAGCAACCCTATCCGGTCATGTCGCTGGACGACATCAAGGCGCTGCCCGTCGCGGCGGTGGCGGCCAAGGACTGCCTGCTGTTCATGTGGACCGTTTCGCACCTGCAGCGCGAGGCGTTCGACGTCGCTGCAGCGTGGGACTTCAAGCCGGTGTCCGTGGCATTCGTCTGGGACAAGGGCCGAATGGGTATGGGCTACTGGACGCGTCAGCAGGTCGAGATTTGTCACCTGTTCAAGCGCGGTAAGCCACGCCGCAAGAGCAATGGCGTTCGGAGCTTGATTAAGGCGCCGCGCCGAGAGCACAGCCGCAAGCCTGACGAGCAATACGCGCGGATCGAAGCACTGGTCGACGGGCCGTATCTTGAACTGTTCGCGCGTCAGGCGTGGCCGGGTTGGTCGGCTTGGGGGAATGAGTCTGACAAGTTCGAGGTGGCAGCATGAGAATCGAGACCTTCGACAACATCACACTCTACAATGCAGACTGCCGGGACGTGGGGGCGGTCTACAGCGCGATCATAACCGACCCGCCTTACGGCATGGCATTTCGTTCCAACTATCGCGCCGTCAAGCATGAGGCCATTGCAAATGACGGTGACGTTGGAATGCTGCAGTGGACATGCGATCTACCCGCCGCGCACTCAAAGTACATCTTCTGCCGGTGGGACAATCTAGTCGACGTCCCAAAGCCCAAGAGCCTTATTACGTGGGTAAAGAACAACTGGTCGATGGGAGACCTAAAGCACGAGCATGGGCGGCAAACGGAGGTCGCTCTGTTTTATCCAGGACCCGAGCACTTCTTTCCGAACGGGCGACCGAGTGACGTCGTGCGCGCGCCTCGGACGGGCAACGGCGACCACCCGACGCAGAAGCCGGTTGAACTGATGGAGCATGTAGTTTTGTGGACCGACGGTACGGTTTTCGATCCTTTCATGGGGTCTGGCAGCACAGGCATCGCGTGCGCGCGCCTCGGACGGGCATTTGTCGGCGTCGAGCTTGATCCTACGTATTTCGACACCGCTTGCCGCGCCATAGAGCGCGCAATCGGATCGCCATCCATGTTCAAGCCGAAGCCTGCAAACGACAACGCGCCAACTGCCTCGCTCTTCGACGAGGTGGCGGCATGACCGGCGTCGAGGACCCCACCACCTGCCACGTCTGCGGCGTATGCCGCGCCATCGGCATAGGCATCGGCTTCACCCACAGCCGCGACAAAGACCCGAAATGGCTGTGCGCGCCGTGCAGCTTAATGATCGAGGACATCCGCCGCATCAAGCGAATGGACGCGTACGAGCATCGTGCCCTTGACCGCACAGATGAGATAGCCGGCGACTTTGCCGCGGAGCACGGAACGGACATGGCGGCAATGGACGATCTTACGCGCCGGATGCTCTGGAAAACCGTCGTGCAGGGCTACGGCAATGCGTTGCGGGATGCGATTAGGAAGGAGGCCCCGTTTTGAAGCACGCAAACGACAACACGCGGCCGGCTATTGTTGCCAATAGCGAGCCGCTCCGCTTCCTGTCGGTATGCAGCGGCATTGAAGCGGCGTCAGTGGCATGGCCGCAATGGCAGGCCGTTGCCTTCTCGGAGATCGAGAAGTTCCCGTCTGCCGTGCTGGCACACCATTACCCGGACGTGCAGAACCTTGGGGACTTCACCAAGATCGACACCAGCCAACTAGGTCGCGTCGACATCCTTTGCGGTGGCACGCCCTGCCAGGCGTTCAGCGTGGCCGGCCTGCGTGGCGGCCTTGATGATGCACGCGGCAATCTAACCCTCAAATTCGTGGAGATTGCGCATGCCCTTGCAGCAGGAAATGGACTTCGGAACGTCGTTTGGGAAAACGTCGTCGGCGTACTCTCAGACAAAGGGAACGCCTTCGGATGCTTCCTCGGCGGACTTGTGGGCGCTGATGCCGCCATCGAGCCACCAACACGGGGAAAGTGGGGCAGTGCTGGTCTGGTCGCTGGACCGAAGGGACGTGCCGCGTGGCGCATCTGTGACGCTCAATACTGGGGAGTGGCCCAACGACGCCGCCGTGTCATCGTTGTCGCAGACTTTGGAATCGGGGCCGATCCCGCGGCGGTTCTTTTTGAGCGCGAAGGCGTGCAGCGGCATACTCCGCCGAGCCGAGAAAAGGGGCAAAAGCCTGCGCACACAATTAGCGCACGCACTAAAGGCGGTGGCGGGCTTGGAACCGACTTCGAATTGGATGGCGGACTCGTCACCAGCGGCGAAACCAGACTTCGTGTGCCAGGAATGCAAGGAGGAGAACGCAGCGACGTGGTGGCCGACGTGCGAGTGGTGCGGTGCGGAACAGCGGACGAAATAAGCCATCAGCTGCTTGCGAAAGCAAACAGCAGCCATGACGTCACCAAGGAGACATACGTCCCCGAAATAGCGCGTTGCGTTACAACGCGTGAAGGTTCGTCGCAGGACTATGAAACCACGACGATGCTTGCCGTCAGCGTAACCGGCGAAATCGCACACACCCTAAAAGATGAAGGCGCGGACGCAAGTGAGGATGGCACGGGGCGGGGGACGCCGATTGTCGCGCAGTCCGTCGCCATCCGTGGGCGTGAAGGCGGCGCGACTGCCGAGCTTGGCGGCGAGGTAGCAACGGCTCTGCGCGCAAGCCAAGGCGGTGGGGATAAGCCGCATGTGTTGGCTTTCCAATCGAGCCAAAGCGGCGTTCGCGTTGACGACGTGCATGCCACACTGGACAGCAACAACGGCAGTCGTCGCCATAATGGCGCTTTCTACGGTTCCGCCGTCCGCCGCCTAACCCCAGTCGAATGCGAGCGCCTGCAAGGCTTTCCGGACAACTACACAGCCATCCCATGGCGCGGCAAGCCAGCCGACCAATGCCCGGACGGCCCACGCTACAAGGCACTCGGCAATAGCTGGGCGGTCCCGCTGTTCACATGGCTAGGCGAGCGCATCGACATGCATATGCCGCGCACCACCACACCAGCCAACGACAACAAGGAGGCCGCGCGTGCAGCCTGACGTTGAACCATATGAGACGCAGCTTGCGGATTTGGACTGGAGCAAGCGGCCACGCCACGGTTATCACTGCTCCCGCACCCTAACAGTGGCGCATCTGGGCAAAGTCAGATCACGAAATGGAACCATCCAATACAAGGCGTATTGCCCGGAGTGCCGCAACGTAGGCGCGAATTTCCCACATGCCGATATAGCTGGATTGGATGAAGGCCGTATTCCATTCATCCGGATTCATGATGTTGAACCATGTGAGCGCTGCGGAAATACCGAGGGGACCGAGCTTCATCACTGGGCGCCGCGCCACCTATTTGCGGACGCCGACGACTGGCCAACAAGCCATTTGTGCCGCGACTGCCACGTGGAGTGGCATCGCGTCGTTACACCCAACATGACAAGGACCGCCGCCTGATGCTCATCAACAACAAGCCCAAGCAGGACAGCCCATACGCCCGCGTCGGAGCGGAACTTGTGGATATGGGCTATCACGCCATCCCCGTGCTGCCGGGCAGCAAGCGACCCGGTTCGATGTCGCACGGCGAATGGTACGGTGACATGGACTGGTCGCGGTTTTGTGATCGTCTGCCGACCGAAATCGAAACAAGCATCTGGTCACGATGGCCGGACGCTGGCGTTTGCGTAGCCATCGACCACCAGTTGAAAGTCATCGACGTCGACACCGACGATATGGATATTCGCGCCGCAATCGAGGCGGTCATCCCAGCGCCGACCGTCAAGAAGAAGGGCCAGAAGGGCTACAGCGCGTTCTACCGCGGCTCCGAGAACATCGTCAGCCGCCCTTTCAGCCTTGTTCTGCCTGGCGGCTTTGAAAGCCGCATCATTGATTTGCTGGCTCACGGGAGACAGACTGTGCTCCCACCGACCGTTCACCCGGACACTGGCACTGCTTATGAATGGCTCACCGACGACACACTCATGGATACGTCGATTGAGCAGCTGCCACTTCTGCCGGACGACATCGCGCAGAAACTGGAGGACGCTCTACGTCCATTTGGTGAACTTCGTGAGTTCAAGCCCCTGGTGCGCAATGGCGAAGACGTATTCGGTGACACCATCTGGCGCGAAGCGAACAACTTTGCGCTTGCCAATCTGGATGCGTGGGTTCCGGCACTCTTTGCGCCAGCTGATCTAAAGCGCAACCGCAACGGCTATCGTGCGCGGGCCTTTTGGCGTGGCGTGGAGAACCACAATGTCGGCATCCATCCAGAGGGTATCACGGACTGGGGTGGCAGCACGTCCTACACGCCTATCAGTCTCGTTATGGCCGCTATGCAGACCAATATGTTCGAGACCGCATATGACTGGCTGGTGAAGCAAACGGGCTATAAGCCAGACGAGGAAGAATGGGTATCGCGTGGCGCAGAATCGGCGCGCCGGATAGCAGAAAAGTCTCGCCAGCGTCGGGAATCAAAGCCCGTGACCCCCGCTGCGCCGCTAGAGGACACACCGCCGGTGCGTGCGCCGCGCGGGAAGCTAGACCCGTTCACGCCTCAATCCGCTGGCGGGCTGATCGGCGCAATTGCGCAATGGTCGCTGGATACCGCTCGTCTCCCTGTGCCGGAGTTTGCTGTGCTGGCGGGGCTGTCGTTCGTGGCAACCATGTTCGGCAGGCAGGTAGTCGGGCCAACGGGCGCGGGTATCAACCTGTACCTGGTCGGCGTGGCAGGACCGGGGTTCGGCAAGGAACACGCGCACAAGACCATCCAGACCGTCGCGCTTGATTCCGGCATGCAGGATTTGATTGGCCCCGGCGAGGTGACGTCCGGTAGTGCCATTGAAAAAGTCTGCCGTCGTCGCCCCGTATTCGTCATGCCATGGGACGAGATGGGTGTCGTGTTGCAGTCAGTCACGGGCGCAGGTTCCTCATCGTGGGCCAAGACCATCCGCAAAGTCCTGCTGGAAATCTTCTCCAAATCCACCAGTGTATGGTCGGGTAAAGAGCACGCTGACCCGCAGCGCGACAGTAGTGCCGAGCCTATATTCGCGCCCACGGTGTCCCTGTTCGGCATGTCAACGCCGACTACGTTCTACCGCGGCCTGACCGAAGAAACCCTGTCGGATGGCTTTGTCGCCCGCATGGTGGTCATTGAGGCCAACCAGCGGCCCGCGAGGCAAGATGCACCACCGTTGATGGTGACGCCTGTTACGCTGTCGTCAGCGCTCAAAGACGCTAGGCAGGCTTTGCCCGTACCTGACACGGCGAAAGCGAACTGGCGCAACCCGTTTATGCGCCCACACCTCTACACGGTGCCGTGGGCTGATGAATCGGCTGAGGCAAAATGGCTTGCCATTGAAGACTGGCAATACGAGCAAATCGAGGACCACGGCGCTCACGATGGCCTTATAGGTCGAACAGCCGAGCACGTCATCAAGATTGCCACTGTTCGGGCGCTTAGCAACAACCCACGCGAACCGCGCGTTACCGTCGATGACGTTGAGTGGGCTTATGCAATTGTGCAGCGGTCTATCGATACGTTGGATGCGGGCGCAAGAGAGCACATGGCCGGATCACAATTCGAGGAACTGTGCAAGGCTATTATGAGGTCGCTACGTCGCGCTGGTGGCAGCCTGCCGCTGTCGAAACTGGTAACAAGGACCGGCATCTCGAAAGCCGACGACAGGATGGTCAAAGCGGCACTGGACCGACTTGTCATCGCAGGAGAGATCTACCAGCCGGAGGCGAAGGGGCGCGGGGTTACAATCCGCGTTCGGGATGACGCCGAAGCGGCCTGATCTAATTCCAAGGAAAAGCGGCGCGTGGAATTAAAAACGAAATCTGTTCCGCAATTACACGCAATTCCAAAAATTTTTGGAATTAACTCTCTCAATAAAATCAGCATCTTATATGTATATATAGGGGTTAATTCCAAAAACTAATACCTATCTCTTATGTGTGAAAAAGGGAGTCTAAATTTATGATGTATGGTCTATGGAATTGGAATTAGGTGCGTGCCATGACCAAAACCACCACCCAGACCGTCCGCATAGCGGGCCAACGCATGCGTCTCACTACCCGAAACGGCAAGGTGACAGCCAAACCCGCGCCCGAGCTGGAGTGGAAACTACAAGCCGCCGCGGTTCGCGCTCTTAAGGCTATGCCGGAGTTTGGCAGGCAGTTTCTACTGGCTGGAGACATGGCCAGCGGCAAGCGTGGCCCCAAGGCCCAGATGCAGGCGATTGCCACGGGGCTTACGCCAGGCGATCCAGACCTGCGGATTTATCTACCGGAAGGCCGCATCGCGTTCATCGAGTACAAGACCAGCACCGGCAGGCTTAGCGCGGCTCAGCGCCAAAGGCACGCCGATATGGCGAGGCTGGGGCATACCGTCGAGGTTGTTGCCGCGGCTACGGAAGACGAATGTGCCGCTGCTACGGTCGCGCTGGTGCGCGGTTGGTTGGCGGGGAACAACAACCAGCAGAACGCCGCCCGCCCCGAAATAACGCTTGCATCGTGACGACAAAACAGCCCTAATAGAGCATCGGCCCTGCGCCGATTCACGACTCGGCCTACCAAGCCGAAGACCGCTTACCGGGCGGACACCCCGCCCCACGGCGGACACCACAGAAGAGGAGATGACATGGCAGACACACACTACAATTCCATCCGATTCC